TAAATGTCTCCTAAAAAATGTTTATAAACTTGGCAGTGTTTGACCACCATTAACTAACATTTGAGACATATCTGCTTGTGCTCCATGATTCATGGAACCAATTTTTTGCTGCATACTTCTTTGATCGTTTAGCATATTTACTAACCAGTCAATTGAAGCATACGGAACTCTAAGCACTTCACCATTTTCATCCTTGATACCATTGATAGTAATTTGTCCACCACCATCAGGGATAAATTCTGCTTGTGCTCTTTTTATTGCGGCCATCTTTTCTGCTTGAACAGCTTCACACTGAACAAGAAATTGTTGGAATAATTGTTTTACTTGATCTGGTAAGAAATCAAAATCTGCTTCTTTCATTCTTCCAGTAATTCTTTGAATCTTGTATTCAATATTTTCATACTGATTAAGCATTGGCATTTGCCCACGCTCTAATTGTAAAATATCATTTTTTGCGTTTTTGTAATCAACAGTAAAATCACCAAATACTTCAGACATATTTCCAATTGGTGATTCAGATAAAATTCTACCAATATCATCTCTCGATAATTGAGCTGAAGTATATTGAAGAGCATGATTAATCATCATTTGCTTTCCAAGAATAGAATCAGAATCATCTGTTGAAGGCTCAGCATCGATCTGATATCCAAGATCTTGATTCTTTCTAAACTCTTCCATATTAACAGTTTCTTTTCTGCCTACCATCTCGATAACTTCATCATCAGGAAAGTGGTAACGTGCTAACTCTAAACTCTTTTCACAAACTTCTTTTTGGAAGCATTGGAAATTATCAGTATAAACTGAAAATTCTTTTTTAGCTTTTATCGAGCCGTATAAAGAACCCCAAATATCTACTGCACCATTTTCTTTCTTTTTCATCTCTTCATTCAGATTGGCAACAACATACATCTCATCAATTTGTTGAGAAATATATCCAAGAAACTGCTCACCAGCTCTTCCAGGAATAACTTGTATTCCACCATTAACACCAACTGAATTTGTTTTGATTACTCGTACACCTGGAAGTATTCCACCATGCTGTACTTTTGCTGAGTTATTTACAACTAATTTGTCGTCACCCAAGGTGATTTGATGAGTTGCTGCCTGAGAACTCGCTCTGTTAATCTCGGCTTGATATGGGCGTAACTGCTTAACGATGCTTCGCTTTCTGGGTGTCGTTTGTATTTCATCGAAACCTTCCCAGACAATTGGAAAGACACCGCCTGGCAATTCACCTTCCCAAAGGATAACTGTTTTTGTCGTGACATAAAAATACCCCCTTGGAAATTCTTTGCATGGCCTAAAATAAAACTCTCTAACTAATACTTGATCTTTAGATTGCTCATATTTTCCATTGGATCCATCAAAAACTAAAAACGTTTCATCTTTAGATTTTTCAAGTTTATCAATTTTTTCTGGATCTTCAATTTTTGATTTTAATTCTGAATATCCCATCATCTTTCTAATACAAAGATAAGGAGATTCATCAATTGTTTTTGCCTCTTGTGCTCTCAGCAAGTTAAATGGCAAAATTCTTTCGTGACATAACTTACCAGAGAAAACTGGTCTGCTCATATCTGGAACAGGATTTCCAGTACCAGGAACAGGCTGAATAATTTGTTGACCATTCTCATCAATAAGCGGCTGGCCATCCTCACCAACTAAAATTTGCATTTCCTGGTTTTCCATTACAGGCTCACCAGTAATTTCATCCACAGTAGGCTCGTAACCTTTTAAATAACCCTTGTTCGGATCATAATAAATTTTTACTGCACACTCACCTATATCAATAAAGTCTTGTGCAAACTTATTTTGCATCTTCTGATAATTATTTTGCTTTTTAACAAAGTTCCAAACTGCCTGATTCATTTCAGCAGCTTTTTGATCTTGTCTATCGCTATCCAGTTGAGGCTTGATCTTTACACCTGGAGAGTATTTAGTAATGTTATTACGATAAATTTTTGTGATTCTATGAAGATGGTTTTTAGTTAATCTAAGCTTCTTTTCAACATTAAGCATTCTCGAATCTCTTAAACGATTCCAAAATCTATTGTTTTTCTTAGAATAGTGCTCACCGCTAACCAGTAAAATATTTGATCGCATTTCTGCAAACAATTCACGGTCACAATTTTCTGATTTTTGAAAAAGCGAGTTTAAATCTTCAACAGATTTTCCACCAGCTACATAAGGATCAGTATTTTGACTTGATTTCAATTCAACGTCATTTTCATTATTAGGGTAATTCGAGCTATTACTTCCAAAATCCATTTTTCATCCATATCGATCTATTCTTGATCTTCTAATTCGTTTTTTAATAATTTTTCTTCATACGCAACAGGATCCAGAATAAGAAGCTCTTCAATATCTTCTAATTCCTTTTCAACTTCTTGTTGCCTTTCAAAATTAGGATCAGTTACAGCGATTTTTTCCGCACCTTCCACCATTTTAGGATAATCGCTTTCCAAAACTTTGACAAATCCATTAAAATTTATCTCAATTTCTCCGATCTTGATAGAATTAACTCCGTTTTTACCACATGCGTTAATGATTTTTTCTAGTTCACTTGCTTTTAGTTCCATGCATACGCTCCATTTTAAGTGGCCTTAACGAGCAGCCAACGGTTATTTTGCCATTCCTTAAATACGGTGAATAATTTCTAAAACACCACACCTTATTCTAAAAATCTCCAAAACTATTCCATTCTTCTATTTCTTCGTAAAAGTTATCTTCCATCTCAGTATTTTGTTTTGTTTCACCTCTACGCTCTTTGATTATCTCAGCAGTAGACTTTGGTATAAACAAAGGCTTTTCAGTTTTCGGTTTCTTCTTAACTGCAAATCTCTTTTTAATTATCTCATCCATTGCCCACGGAATTTTTGCACAAATATATCTTGTCGGATCAATCAAATCATCTTTTGCTTGCCTCTTATCAATATCATCTCTTAATCCCTTTAGCTCCTGAATTAATTTTGAAACTTCACCCTCTTGAGTTTCAGTACCATACTGCTCAAGTCCAATACATTTTCCAACAACAAATTTAAGTGCCTTGTATTTCAGTAATGTTTTTAATATCGGCTCTCCAATCTCGTGAGATTTTTCTGCCATTTGAAAAGACTCACCAGCACGCTCTCCTATTACAGCAAAATCTTTTGCATGATAGTCATACCACTGAGTAGCTACTTTTAAATTACCTTTAAATTGTTTATAATAATTAAAGGTGTCTCCAGCGGTCGTAGGTATGCCGTCCCCTCGCCAACCCAAAAAGACTACCCCTTCAGTACAGTCTTGGTTTACGGCTATGAAGATTATGCCGCTGGGATGCCCTTGTGAACCACCACTTCCTGGATCAGTAGCAGAATAAATATTCCAATCTGGTGGTAAAACCCAATCTTGAATTATATTTTCTTCATTTACATGCTTTGAATATTTAAGTCCACCTGACTTAACAAAACGTCCAAAAATTCTTTTTGCTACCTCTTCCTTTGAAGAGCAGGAATCGATTCTATCCTGAATCTTCTCTTCATTCCAAGGTGTTTTTACATCTTTCAATAACTTTCCATCTTGATCAACGTATTCAAGACAATCATATAAGCTAACCTGGATCTTTTTAGCTTTTGGAAAAATTTCTTCTGGTGTGCCTTGTTTCTCCATTGCACATTCCCACTCGAATTGTCCAATCGTCGCAGTGAAGGCCATAGAAAAATGTCCGTTTGCTGCTGAAGTTCTAAATTTTAACTCATCGTAAAGATTTATTGGAAGCTCTTCATCTGTTGCCACATAATGCACAGTACCAGACTGAAGATCCGTTGCGTTCTGGGCATAAGACTTAAAATAAATTGATACACCAGTATTAAAATGAATTGCGTAAACTTTCTTTTTACTATACTCGACTTCCCATCCATATTGTGGATCATCTTTCATGGCTCCACGAGGTAGCCATTCTTTTATCCATTTAGTTTTAACCTCGATAGTTGCAACATCTAGTGTTGGATATAAATACCAAAATTGTGAAACATTATGGTGATAGTCTGGCCATAGTATAGGCCATAGATCTGGCTCAGTGGCCCAGTGGACAAGTTTACGAATTTGAATACTCGACTTACCAATTTGATTGGCAGCAGTAAGTAAGCACATACGATTAGTGGTTTTGAAAAAATCCCATTGCCACTGGTACATAGGTACACCAGAATTTTCAGGATCCACATTAATATGTGGAAGCTCACGCATCATCTTATCATAACGCTCTTGAGCTTCCTGTTTCTGCTTGTCCTTGTATTCTTGAACTTTATCAGTCATTAGTGAGTAATTATCTCGCTGTGGTTTTCTTCTAACTCAGCAATTGCTCTACTCATGTAAAAACTAGCCTCTTCAAGTTTTGTTTTAACAATAGATGCATTTCTTCCTGGCTTTAAATTTCCAAGAATACCTTGCTGAAAAAGACTAAAGTGCTCTTTCATTTGCTTTAACTCTTTTGCACCTTTTTCATTTAATTTGTAATCATACAAACAATTAGTTTCAATACTCATAAACTTTCCTTAGTTAAATTTTACTAATTCTTTTAATAATAAATCTGAAAATTCTTTTTTATCAGCTTCGATATCACCAGTACTTTTACCAACGATTCTATATTTAGCTTTTTCAATTTTCTCAACAACTCTATGTGAAATCTCCATAAGATTCATTTCACAATTCATTAATGGATGCTTATATTTTAAATCTGGATCCGCATCAATCTTTTTTGCTGCTTCGATTGTTTCTTTCTTTTCAGCAATTTGTTGCTTTACTTTTTCTTCATCATTCTTTGCGTGATTTTCTGCTAAACTATTCGTTTCCATGTGTGCTCTCCTTTTCTGTTTCGTAAAAATCTTTTATGAAGTCTGCTAATCTATCTGGCTTTGTAAAAACATTCATATCACCCTCGTTGCAAATTTCTCCTCTATTGTAATTCGCCACAGGTCTAACTATAAAACCATTATTAACTTCTATAATTTCTAAATCAGTTCTTTTCCTCACCCGAATCTCCTTTATCGTTATTGCATTTCCAATGTGCCAGTTGTAAATTGTCAATATTATCAGCACCACCTTTTCCCAGTGGTTTAATGTGGTCTAGTGTACTTCTCTTTAGTCCTGGCAAATCCTTTTTGCAAATTCCGCACTTCCTACTTTGTGCCCATAACTGTCTTTTAATTTCTCGCTTTTCAGATTTTGTCAGAACTAGTTTTGCTCTTCTAGCTCTTCCCAAAATAAACTCCTACTGTTTTTGTCTCCTTGCCCTTCCCATTATTTACTTCCTAATTAAATAGCATTTCTTAATCCATAATCTGTACCACTTTCTTGTACAAACTTTTTGAAATTCAACTTGTGTTCTTTCTTCAGTTGCATCGTAAAATTTCTTGTAAATTTTCTCAATTACATAATTCATAAAGTATGCAAAAGACATTCTTAAAAATTTACCTTTAGGATGCCTAGCACCCATAGTATGAGTCCACTCATGTCCAAAATTTGAACAAACTTTCATTTTAGACATTGTATCGAAAAATCTAGTATTCACATATACGGTAGGTTTTCCTGGATTCATATAACCAACAACTTTTGACCATATCTTTCCACGGTAATCATCTACAATTAAATCGATTTCATAATCAACTTCGTTATTCCACTCTTCAGCACCAGACATTAAAAACTTATAAATCTCTTCATTAGACTTCTTATAAAAAGGACTGCTTTTTGCTTCACCTTGTAACCAGTAATTTCTATCCATGTTTAAAATTTCATGCTTAAACTCATCACTCCTCATTATCTCCAGCAAACGATCAGCACATATTTGAGCTTTCTTTTTTCTTACTTCAGTATTCAGTAATTTCTTGCTTAGATTTATTTTCTGTATTTTCATAATTAATCCTCTATTAATAAATTCTTTTTAACTTCTATGCTGTTTCTGATATCTCGACTTGATCCAGTATTAACATTATTATTTACCGTGACTTCTTTTACCTGCTTATAATCACCATGAACACGCTTATCAAATGTCTCGAAAATCTTCAGTAATATGGCCAGATCTTTTGGGCTACTTATATCAACTTGATCGATCTTTTTTCTCAGTTTGCTCAGTGTGGTTTCCATCAATTCTTCAACACCAATTGAATATGCTGATACTGGAGTCAAAATCCAAGCTGCTTTTTCCCTATTTGCCATAATCGATCTAAATACTGGAACAGAGCAAATTCCTGCGATAATTCTAGGAATGCTCATTTTCTTTCTGCCACCTTGACCTATTACGGTGTCATATTCTTTCCAAAATTTTAATCTTAGCTGGTTTAAGGTTTTATTAGGCTCGACAAGATCTCTCATATCTTCAACAGTCATTTCTCGTAATTCTTGAGGGATATTGTTTATGTTATCTTTCAAAACACTGGGCACAGTATTCAAAACTGAAAAGGGATTTTCGTTTGAATAAATATCAAATACACCAGCAATATCTTGATCTTCATCAATCTCAACTATTGTGTTTTTTTCATCTACAATCGTGTCATTATACTTTTTTCCGTTAGCCATAATCAGATCATGTAATTTTTATATTGTTCTGAATAGTCATACTGCGTTATTTTTGAGCACTTTTTTTGGTTTTTTTTGGAATTTTTTGAGGTCTTTTTTTGTGGTTTTTTTTGGGAAATTTGGGTGGTGGATGATTCCTGAGCACTAGTACATGACACCCCTATCCCCCCTATAAAAAATATTTAATGCCAACAATATGTGGCACTAAAACCTCTGCAATATCAATACCATAGACTATCAATTCCTATTACATAACTGCACGATAAGGAATATTATCGTGCAAAACGTACCGAATACCAGGCAAGCCAAGGGTGCACTTGACTAGCTAGCTAGCGGCTAGCAGTCGGGGCTTAATATAGAGGGTGATTAGTGGGCAAGTGCGAAATAATATAATCATATAGACTGACTGCGTTGGGCTGATTCAACATTTATATAGACGTGCATCATTCCACTAATGACGCAGTTGCTTCATAGATAATATCTATCACCTTAATATCATTGCAAAACACAACAAAAATATAAAATACTTGACTCAACGTGTTGACAATCATAACGCAGCATGATATATTGAATGTACGAAATATAACTACGACACTAACCATGTCACTAACAAAGGAATTATCTATGAATACATCTGAAATCAAAACAGTAAAAATCAAACTATTAAAAGCAACAACAGCAGAGCAAGAATTGAATGCACTAAATTGTGTAACTGAAATCTATACAGCTATCACTAATATTCTTGAGTCTGATATCAGTAATGAAATTTATTACACATCAGAAATGAATGATAATGTAATCGGTCAACTCAAAACAAAATTCAAAGCAACAGTAAGAAAGTCAGTAGACGGCGGGTGCTATGGTGCTCGTGATGGTAAGAGCTATGAAGGATACACTTTATATCTTCCACTTGATTTAGCTCAAGAACATTTTAGCTATGAATATTCAGAATATATTATCAATCCAATTCACGAAATAGAAAATATGGGTGGAGAGTTTTTAGACTATACAGAAGATCAAGTGGAAGCATACCTGGATATAACAGAAGATTCTGGGATCAAGGTACACCATGATAATACTTATAACCATGAGATGGAAGGTTGCACGTTGATGTGTGATATGGATATCAAGCTAGTAGGTGATTTAGATGATGAGGAAGATCATGCTGGAATGCTTGCAGTAAGATTTCATTGTGGTGGTGATATTCGTGGTAACTATACTAGATGGTACTTAGTGAAATTTGATTCACAGTATGATGTATATTCTGCAATCCTTCCAAGTCGTGAAGTTGATCAAGAAATCTTAGATAAGTGTAAGCTTATCAATTCAGATCCAGCAGATAAAGAGCTACTAATTCAAGAGCTAAATGAGTTAGTGGGATAATTAAAAACTAAATCCAAGGATATAACTATGAAAAATTTTATAATTAAATACGCATATAAATTTTATATTACATCAAAAATAGCAGCTAAATTATATCCAGTTGATTTTATCTGGATGCATGAAAAACATTTATTAGAACTCAATATCAACTTGGGTTCTAAATAATCCTTTGGATTATATTTCAAGGGCCGTGGCTGTGGTGGTCACGGTCTGTTTTTTAACACCAAAATAAAAAAGGATATAAATATGAAAAATGTAACTAAATGGAAAGTATATGACTGGGCTGGAAACGATGTTGGATCACCTGAATTTGATTATTTTAATGATGCAAGTGACTGGTTATCAGAATTGATTGATAAAGTGTACGGCAAAAATTTAACAGATGATGAGTATGATATCCAGCGTGGTGAGTATCAAATAACAGATGTAACAAGTGATGAGGATCGACATGAAACAGCAAGTTAAAGACTGGTTAAAAGAATATCCAGCACTATTTTTAAGATTATTTATAATCGTGTACTTGATTAAGTTAGCAAGTAATTTATAAAAAAGGGGATACCATGAAAAATTTATTTATATTATCAGGATTATCTATTTTATTTATAAGCTGTGCATCAAAACCAGATTGGAAAAATAGGCATTATCAAAATAATAACAAAGCTGCTGAAGCTAACGCGTTGTGTAACAGTGGACAAATTCAAGCAGCCTTAAAATTGGGTTATAAATGCATTGATAACAAAACAGGGCACGAAATACGCAACGTAAGCCAGTCGAATGGAAACGTGAGTAATATTTATATCGGTGGATATAAAAACGATCCTGGGGCAAATATGAGACAACCAGCTAGCCAACAGTTTTATAACGTATTCAAAGAAATTTATAACCAGGAACGAAAAGATCGATTGAATAGAATTTGTACTTTTAACGGTACATGTCAGGGTAACGCATCTAATTAAATAGTGTTACCCAAAAAAGTAACACGGTAACAAAAAAGTAACAAAAAAGTAACAGAAAAAAGTGAATGATTACTTATACTTATACTATATATTTATATAATGTTACTTTGTTACCCTAAAAAGGAAAGAGATACGTGTGAAAAAATATTTTTATGTATATTTATATTTTTATGTATATATATGTCCGTCTCGGAAAATAGGGTAAACACGGTAACATTGGTAACAAGTGAATGATAACATAGGGTTAACGCAGATATGAAAAGTAACATGTTACCCTAAAAAAGTAACATTTCGTGTGCGTGGTGCATAAAACGTGGATGCGTGGCGAAAAAAGGATAGATATGATAGAACTAAGTGTCAAAATTAAGTCGTGTAATGACTGTAGGCATCGTGATCATTCAGGTGCATTTACGCCAGGCGGTGGAAAACCAATTTGCTCTCATCCTGAATGCGTTAAATTTTTCGGCAAGGGAAAACCTGAAAAATATCATTGGAAGCATCGAGTCTTAGACCTCAATGAAGATCCACCGAGTCAGTGCCCTTTAAGATATAATGCTAAGTATTAGAACGGCACATCATCAAAATCATCATCCGAAATCACCTTACGGCTGACTTCCATTTCGGTCTGATCTGGATCAACTAAACACCTTACGACTAACCCCTTAGCAGTTGCGTTAGAGAATCTTTGAGTTGATGTATGCTTAACTAGGCAGTCAGATCTGCGTAAAATTTTGGCATAATCGTGATACTCAGTGTCCTGGATAATCCTTTTTAGAGGGTTTGAATTTGATCTGATAAAGATATCAACGTATCTTCCAGGCACTTTCTCAACTACTTTTATGCCTAAATCATGTAATGATCCAAGTTCTGATCCTTGCGTACTTGCTATTAGTCTATTTACAGACATTCTAGTATTTGGATCAATTGCTTGAAGTATCGCATCCAGGCATCGAGATTCGTCACTTTCCTTATTATCTTCAACATAATCTGAAGCATCGATATTTAATAGGGCCATAATTATACTCAACTTAAGCTCATCAACTAATCCACCATGTTTTAAGGCATAGAATCCAGCTACAAGAGCACTAATTTGATCAGCTTGCCTTGAGTCCAGGCTAGGATACTCATCTAAAATAAAATCATGTATTACTGGAATATTCTTAAGGTAGTTTTGAGATTCGGACACCATGTAGCTAAGTAGTTTAGGGCTAAGCTCTGAAAAATTACTAGCTAAACGACGCATTTTCTCAAAATTTTCACGCTTATTTTTAGTTAACTCTATTACGGTTATCCTGGATAAATCAGCAGCATTATTAATTGATACTTGAATACTGGATAAGCAAAATACTGAACTGACTAGATAAGACTGAGCAACACCATCAGCAGTACCTCTAATTATCTTACTAGCATTACTAGAACTTGATTGCCTGATCAACTCCATTACTTGTTTTGTGTTTTTACTATATTCAAACTCATCGATAAAAGTTGGGAGTGCATTTGATTTTATCATTTGTCTTAAACCAGCAGCACTTGGATCTTGAATAGTTCCCTGGTCATAACATAATTCTGATACCCAGCTTAAAAGAGTTGTTTTACCAGTACCACGAGATCCTGTTAGCCAGTGATGCGGTCTCCAAGGAGTTACTCCAGGGATCTGAGCATTAGTTATAAATCCCAGTAGATAAATATAATCATTTTCATTCTTATAAGATGCGAGTGAGAAGCATTCAATAATTTGCTCACGCTCGGCTGGAGTTAAAATAGAATTAGAATCAAATGGAATCGACTTATTAGCTTCATATATAAATTGAGTATTAAGATTGTGCTCAGTAATTGGTGTACTTGTTACGTTATTATTTTCATCATAAACGTGCAAGTTTTTACCTGAATTAAATATGACTTGATCATTATCAAGCCAGGCTCCATAGCCTCTAACATTTTCATGGTTAAAGAAACCTACGTTACGTTGTTCCTGGAAAAGCTGTTCAGCTACATATTCCCAATCAGGCTTACTAGTTGGATTACCTTCTTTATCAGTTTTAAATCTGAATCGTTGTCCCCAATACTTACTTGTGGCTTGAGCTAAAAATGAAGATTGAACATGCTGCTGTGATGTTAAATGGAAAATTTCTGAAGTTTGAGTGTTTACATAGTAATAGCTACCACTGTTATGGCCAAGAGAGATAATAGAAACGAAATCAGAGCCGCTAATGCTAAGTTGTTCTTTAACCTTCTCGATACCTTCACAGACGTGGAGATCATTGAAATCAGTAAGTCCATCACCATTGTCAAAATTAGGTAGCCTGTAAATAACATTAGAGAACTGCTTAGATGCCAAATTTGCATAATACTTTCCTGGATTCTTTTTATTCTGATGATCGTTATCACCAGCAATAATTATTTTAATATTAGGATTTACTTTTTTAATGTTTGCGATTGCTGGAATGATATTACCAGCATTAAAGCAGCATATAGTTGGCTTTTTAATCGCTTGATAAATACTGGTACAAGTTGCGTATCCTTCAGCAAGGTAAATTAAATCTGTGGTCGCAAGGTCGAAATTTGTAAGCCTCGTATATGAGCCTTGTATTCGTATTCCTTTTGTGAATATCTTGAGGTATTTATCGGACTCTTTATCTTTGAATATTTGCTGGCATCCAACGAGACCATGTTCGGGATGCTCAATTGGTATAAGGAGCGTGTTACCGTTTCTAACTCTTGCTCTGTAGTTTGAATCTGATTTTTTAAAGATGAGATAAGGATGCGTTGGAGATTCAACGAGTTGATCTTTGAAGATGCTTTCCCATTTGAGTTTGCAATCACCATGAGCTTGCTCTTTGACTGCTTTAGCCTCTTTTTCAACTCTTTCAATATGCTCTTTTGCATTTGTTCTTTCTGCTTTAGTAATTTTATCGACTTCGTATGATCTAAGTGTGATCTTGCTTCCATCTCTCCAATCTCCTGCTGTGACGTATTGATATGTATTTCCTTTAAATTCCCAGGAATAGCCGCAAGTCCAGATATGTGATGAATTAGGCTCTTTTTTTCCATTTTTAAAGTGGTGAAATTTACCGTCCAGTGGAAAATGTGTAACTGGTTCAGATAGTTGTGTATTTAGTTGACTTAATAGATTGTCATTTATAATATCCATATTACTGGTTTCCTTTTATTGGTTTTCGATTATGAGTTGAGATCTGATATTAGGAAATCCAGTATCATTTGTAAAATCCAAATTATTTTCTAAAAGGACTATTAACAGTTCTGTTAATCTTCATAATGTACTGAGTAAGCGTATCAATCTTATCATGCATCTTTTTCATCTCAGCTAATAATTCTTCAGTTGTTACAGTATTAGGTCTTTGTACTTTCACCCAATCTTCCAACTCACTTAACTTGACCTCTTCTTGATTATCCTTAACTCTTGTCATTGGATATTTTGGATCAAAGTTTAAATAAGTGTAACCATCTTTTTCTTCAACACCTAAAAATGTTCTGCCAAAATCTAAGCTCATAACCCTAATTCTCTTTTCCATTACTTTTTCCTCTTCAAAGCACTGTTATATAAATTAGCAATCACATTCGGATCTTTAACCATTTCATCAGCAATCAATTTCATAATCTCTTTGATCTGTGCAATTGAAACCTGTTGTGCTCCAGTCTCTTTTTTAGCAATGATTTGTGCTAGCTTGTTTAAGTTCATTTCTTTTTCCTATTGTTATAATCGGTCACTATTGCTCTTTTGACATCTGCCATACTTGCTGTTTTTTGATCCAGATATGCAAAGCTTCTGAATCCACAATTAGCAGTACCAATAATTTTAGTTCTAGTTTTATTCTTGTTAATTATAAATGTAATAGGGCCGTGTTGCATCCCTGTATTACGGTGTACGTGGTCTGGTCTCATTCACTCTCCTATATATCGGTCTAAATCTCACTAGTACTACAATTAATTAAAATACTCGCTCTTGTACTTCAAGAGGGAATTATTCGTTTTATCTATAGATATTGCACCATCTTCTCTTATGTATTCTTCTAAGTTAAAAACAACATCCTCAGATAATCTAATCCTTTCTTTCCAGAAATCTATCACTGCCTCTAATTCCTTTACTTTAAGTATTGCCTCATTAAATCCCTGTGTGAAAGCATTTTTTCTTATGTCTACCAGATGGTGACTTAAAAATGATCCAGATTGATTGTCGCATGATTCGGCGTATCTTAAGGCCCTGCTCTTCTTTTCACTCATATTTAAAACCCCCTTGTAGTACTTCTGTCATGAGCACTCTTTCTTGTCACAAACACACAAATCCATTTCTTCATCACAACATTCTTCACAGGCTACACCGTACGGATCGTAGTTCTTATTATATTCTGACTCAACTTGATCCCAATTACTTGGATACTGCATCTTTACTCTCCAATTCTTTTTTAAGTGCTTCATTTTGCATTTTTAACTCCATATTTTCCTGGAACATTGAAACGATTGGATCATCAGGAAACTCAATTGCTTCTAATTCTTTCATTAATTTGTCATCTGCTGTATGACTTGCAAGAGCAGCAATAGCTACTCTGTGATCTTTGTTGTTGAAATATAATTCTAGTTTATTCATAATTCTGCATACCTTTGTTTATTTTTAATTCTTGAAACATGTTGAAATGATATTCCAAACCTATTCGCTATCCTATTTAAAGACCACCCATTATTTGACAATCTTCTAATTTCAACAACATCTTCATTCGTTAGCTTTTTATTAGAAATTCCTAATCTTTCATTTCGCTCTATGGTATTATCTCTTAATGACTCTAGTTTTATATTTCCAAATTCGTATGACTTTGAGTGATCAATTCTTCCAACAGATATTGTCTCGTCTAAATCGTTTTCCATTGAATATCTCTTTAAGTCAGAAAGTGCCCATGATAGAAACTCCAAAAATCCATAGTTAACTTTAATTCCGCTAGCTCCATATTCAGGATAACTTTTGTTCTTTGAGTTATTACATCTCTGCTTCTGTGAATGATATGTCATATACATTTTATTTATAAATGGAACCATTCTTATCAAGCCAATTTTTGGGGATTTTGGCTTTATATATGTTGATGTTAAAAGATCTCTTCTGTAGTTTATTGGCCTAATGCGAACAAAACCTTTATTTACTGATCTGCTATCACCACCACCCGACTCTATATATTGCCAATCATTAATAGCAATTCCAACATGAGAGATTTTATCTAATGACTTTCCAAAAAACAAAACACTGCCCTCTTTTATTTGAGATTTAGCACCATCAAAATTAGATATTTTTTCATATAGCATTTGCGAGCTGTAGTCCTGCTTGTCTATTATTTTGTAGGCTCTCAAAACTTCATTTACAAATCCACTACAGTCCCATCCAGTGTGTGGCTCATTTCCACCCCAAACGTATGGAGTCCCTAAAAATGTCATTGCGTATTCTATCATTGTCATTGCTATTAGCTCCTTAATCATACCACTCTCTCCTGGTACCTTTGTTCGACTATTTTATCTATTTGTTCAACATCGTTTGAATGGCATACTACACATATACCCCCCAGGGTGTCAACCATACTCTGAAAAAATTTCTGCTCTTTTGATTGCCTTGCGTTACCAGTCTTAACCTCAATACCCAAAAACATACCCTTGTATATTCCTATGATATCTGGAGAGCCTTTTAAGCCAAATCTAACAATTCTATCGCTATCTAATGCACGCCCCACACCAGTATTATTAGGCCATACTCTA